CATGCCGACGAGCTGCTCATAGTATTTTGTCATGTCCATTATGCGTATCTCCTTTCGCACTCTCTGCTCATTTGGATGAAGCGTTGCGCTGCTTCACGGGCGCTGCGCCCTGACACGGATGCAGCTCTTCGTTTGTTGTACCAATGTGGTCGTTGCCAGATGTGGTAGTCGTAGCAACCAGTGCCTCGCCATGTGCTGTCACGAACAAAAGCAAACTCTTGCACGTCGCCACCCCAGTATTCCTTGGCGTGATCGGGCCAGCCCCAAGTCGAGAGCATCATCTCGTTCAAGTCGAGGCAGAACGTGCGAGGTGTGTGTATCAATCCCATCACAGACCTCCTGCAAATACACGGTTGGCCAGCTCTTTGATGTGCTGTTGATTGTCGGCTGGTGCTGCGTCCGACACACAAGTCTCAATCACTTCGTCCACTGCCTCACTGTGCGACATGAATGTGCTGAAGTGCTGGTAGTATTGAGCCATTGCGTGTAGGTTGCGAGGGCTGAGCGTCTGGCTAATCTCGCCGTTCATAAACGCACCACGTATGAGCTGGGCAAATCTTGCGAACTGCTCAGCCATCACAGTGTTCAGCTTGGGATAGGCGTCCTTTAAGAATTGCAACTCGTCGTCTTCGTCCATGTAGTTGACCTCAATGAACGCACCAAACCTGTTGAGGAACGCAAGGTTCATTGGCCGAACGCCCGAATACCAACCGTGTTCGTCACCCTGACCACGGCTGTTGGCCGTCGCAGCGAACGAGAACAGTGGGTGTGGCCTAACAAGACGACCAGCATCTTCGGTCAACGTCAGGCCTTTGTTCTCAAGCGCACGTTGCAAGACGAACAACATGTCTGGCCGACCAGCATCCAGTTCGTCGAGGATGAACGTCATTGGTTGCTGCATTGCGACAGGCAACAGACCCTCGGTGAATACCGACGACGGCGCACCATCCTTGACCACAATGTCAACGTTACCCACGACGTCAGCACGCTCCATGTTGCTGTCAAGGTTGAGACGTTCGACTGGAAAGCCTAGTCGTGCCTCGACTTGCTCAATGAACGTCGTCTTGCCTGTCCCTGTATGACCGTGCGACCACGTATGCTGACGGAACTTCTTGGCTGTCAGATACTTGATGATGTGGTGCATCCGAAACTTGTAGTGTGGGTCTATATCGGGACATGCAGGGTGACGAACCTCTTTGCCATCTGCATCATACCAAACCAACGTCTCGACATCGAAGTCTAACGTGGAAGATGCGCGACCCTTGGCATCCTTGAACAGGTCCATCGCCTTACGCATCACGACTGCGTATGTGAGCGTGCTGCCATCCACCGTAACAGCTTGGGGTGCGGTTGCCTCAGACTTGACCATCGACTTGGCAATATCTAGCTCGTTCTCTGCCGCCTTTACACGTTCATTGAGTGCTTGAATGTGGTCTGTGTAGTAGTCGGTGGTGGTGATAGCGCCTTTGCTGGCTTGTATTAGGACAGCATCGACAGCTTTCTTGAGCGTGGGGTCAAGAGGGATTGGCTCAACTGCATGGAACGTGGAAGTCTCCCATGCCACCGCCGTCGAAGCGGCTTCGTCTGGCTTTGTCTCAAGCTCTTGCTGAAATGCTTCAACAATTTCCTCGACTGTTTCTGTTGTCGGTTCGGCCTGAGTAACCGCGTCTGGTACGGGCCATGCCAAGTTCAATTCGTCTACCTGTAGTTTCAGATTGTCCATCGTCGGCATATCTTTGTGGTAGCCAACGCTGACGCCAGTGCCACGGGCCGCAGGGCGACAGGAATCTTCGTCTTTGTACGCAACGGCAAGGTTCCTCACGGCACGGCCATAATCATAAGCCAACCCAGTTATTTTAGAGCTGTTGGTATCGTGGTCTGGCAGACCGATTGCGTTGACGCACAAGTGAACCAGTACCTCACGCGCAACAAGATCGGTTATGTTGTTGATCGTCTTGCCCGTGTACTGGTGAAACGTCGAGCGTTCACCGTCTTGGAAAGTCTGGGATATGACCTTGCGGAATATCTTCTTGAGCGCACGGCGGCTCTCGTCCGTGTTCTCTCGTGTTGCATCCACCAATTCGGTGAGCAATTCGCGTTTAGTAGTGTCGTGTAATATAAGCATGTGTGCTTCCTATTTTTGAGTAATCGTTGACCCGGCCAGTGCAGCCGAGCCAATATCTTCCCTCCTTATTCCTCCTTCGGAGGAATAAATTACGAGGGTCTTCGGTGGTTGGGGGTTGTTAGTCTGGCGTAAAGTCAGTGTATTCCATCAGGTAGTTGATAAGATCATCACCCATCTGAGTTGGTAGTTCGACTACTGTGGCGTCATAATATCCGCTGTTACTACAGTGCCAGAACTTAACGTTGATAGGGTTGTGTTCGGTTAGCTTTTTCCTACTGACTGAGCCAACGGTGGGAGAGAGGTCTTTTCTTAGCTGAGCCAGCAGATTAAACGCTTCAAGATACTCGTTGTCTAATTTACGCTGGCGTCTGATCTTCTCAGCAAGTGCCAAGACTTCGTCGTCAGTTGATGGTTTCATATTCATGTGTAGTCTCCTTTTTGTGCCAGTCTAAACCACTGGCGTTTGTTGCGAGGGGGTCGTGGGTATGGCCCGTGTATGTCGCGCAGTGCCATGTTGTCTGCGAGACGGACGATCCATTTGCTATCGCGTTCGTGACCGACGAGATAAAGCATACGGGTTGCTCGTTCGATGATACGTCTGCGATGGTGGCGACGACGTGAACGCTTGGTCCGACGCCACAATCTCATGTCGATGCCTTTCCTCTTGCAAATTGCATGGCTTGTTTGGCGTTATCGGCGCGTACATACTTGACCGTTTCTGGTCCCTTGCCCCTGTTCCAGACAGCCCAGATGTCGAGCGGTCTACCTCGGCCAAAGTGTTTGCCCCAATAAGCACCGCCCTTGTCGTAGTCTCCGTCTCTCTCACCGCCCCAACGAGCAATGAGACACCCATTCCACACGTCGAGCGGCCCAATCGTGGCATCACGACGCCCCATCGGAGCGCCGTACTTGCAGCAGACTTTGTGAAACGGATCGAAAGGTTTGCGTTTACTCATGCTGCAATCCTCCCTTCTTTGCGAGCTTCATCAGCGTGTTGGGCCAGCGTCTTGTTAGTCGACCAGCCCATGTCGCGTTCAATCATCAGGCCCATCGGACCCTGTATGATTTGCAGTTCGGAGAACGAGATGCTGCCCAACTCAGGTGAGCCATGACCTGTGTCGCAGAGGCCAAACATCTCTTGTCTCTCTGGATAGAACTCGCTGATAAGCCATGTCGCTGCCCCCCAAGGGGCGAAGAACTTGACCACTGGTTTGCGATCCTTCTCTGGCAGCTTCATGTTGCGGTCCAAGTCTTTGCGAATTTGTTTCGTGAGAAGTTGCATGTGTGTGTTCCTTTCATGCGTGAGGTTGGTGGGGGCCGAAGCCCCCGTGATTACTCAGCAGCTTCAGCTTGCTGCATGGTAATTGCTGGTGTCTTTGCGTTCTGGATGAACACGTCCAAGGGATGCGCGATTGGTGCGTTCAACACGCTGCCTTGATATTCGTAGTGCATGTGGATGTGCTTCTCTGCCTCAGGCCACGCTTCGATCACCTCTTTGGTGCTTCGATCCCTCAACTCTTGGAAAAGCTCAGTGCAAACTTTATTCTTGGACCTGTCTAATTCTGCCCAGACGTCGTAAAGCGCGACAGCAGCTACATGCTCTGGCATATTCACAAACGACCGGGTAGTATCTATCCAGTCTTTTACATCCCACTTTGCAGCGGCTTCGTCACCTATGAACAAAGGCAGTTCACCACGCGCTAAGGACCGTGGCATGTACCACCAGTCAAGTTCAAGCTCGACGCACTCATTGTCTTCTACACGTTCTTCACCTTCTTCATCGGTGCGTGTGATCGAAGCGACGATACGTATATGACGGGACCAACGAGCTTCATAGTCTCTGTTGTACTGGGCCATCGCCTCGGTTAGATGCTCTCGCTTCTCAAGAGGTATATCATACCAACATGTAGCGGCTGGGCATGTGTCAACCTTAGCTTTCATGGCTTCTTCCAGCGTGACTTTCGCTGTTGCATATGCGTCGTTAGCATTAAGCAAGTCTTCATCAAAACGCTCTTCGGCAATGGTCCGACCGATTGCATGGGCAGCTTTGTCAGAAATTTTACGGTTACGAAAAGACATATGTTGTCTCCTATTTTGAGGTTAAAGTTGGTCGTAGTCGTGCAGAACGCACGTCAAGACGGGATGCTGCGACACCCCGCCTAAACTCACGTTCGTTGTTGGTAATCACCCAACAAGTCGCCGCAATATGACGTGTTGTTGAGGTAGTTGGCGCGACGGTACGCCTTGTCGCGTTGCCTGTATATCTCGACATGTTCGCCAGTCTTGATGCAACGAACAATGAAGCGAGACTTGTACTGTACGACGTGATACTTGCCCATCACCATGTACCTTGCGATGTCGTGACCCACGGCACATGCCAGCAATGACCCGTGATCCATGTGCCGTCCGTGTAATATGTTGGTTCGCCGCAGCCCATGATGGCATTGACGATCATCCAGCCGCCGAAAGCACCGACGATTGCGAAACCTACGCAACCGATAAGTATCTGCTTGATGTCGCGAAGCTCGCGGCTGATGGCCCGTGACCTACGTCGTGAGCGTAAGCGTTTAGTTAATAAAGACATGTGTGTGTCTCCTTGTTGTGTACAGGATGTGTGACAGATACGTGACTAATCGTCAAGTCGTGTATTGTGAGGCAGCATCATAAACCCTAGGACACAACTTGTGTTGTCATCCCCAGCGTGCAAACCCGTATCATTCTTGGTCACAAAACCTTCACGAGCATCACGTTCTGCGTGTGATAGTCGCAATCCATAAGTGCCACGCTCTACGGTTGGCACGGTTGGTCTGATGAACTTCATATTGTTTCCCTTCGTGTTGGGGGTTGGCGTGTCGTCGGACACAAAAAAACCCACGCAGAATTGCATGGGCTTATCGGTGTCCCTCGCCCCATGACTGAGGCGAGGATGTGATTAGTAAATTTCTTGCGTCTCGGTGATCGACAGGTACGGACGACCTGTTGCGTTACGAGCTGCTGCGAGAGCCGTGTCTAAGCAGGGATAATCCTTGCCCAGAAACGTTTCGTCGTTGCGATTGCTCTCGGCGATGTATTGCCAAGAGCCAAAGCTCACGACGTATATTAACGTCAAACTCATGTCTGAGACGTCACGTTGACGAACCCCATGCGGCGAGCCGCACGACGTTTGCTTGCCTTGGCGATAGCACTCGCTTTTAACCTGTCAGCACGGCGTTCACCGTATGGGCCTACAGGTGGCAAGTCGTCCGACTTAGGCAGTGCCTTTGCGAACCTAACGTAAGGCGCTTGCTTTGCTTGCAATAGTTTCATTGTCGTGTTCCCTTCATGTGTGTGTGGCTGATTTGGTCGAGCCTCATCAGGTGCAGCGTGACTGCACGACATCCACCGCATCGTGGATGTTTCGGCTTTCAGTAGTTCGCATAACCGTTCTGGATCAGAACCCACTCTGTAGTCGTGTGGCGGTACTTACGCAGAGCCTTGGCGGTGTAGCTGATGCAACCACAACAATCACGACTGCAACCACATGGCGAAGACGTGAACGCTGATTGTAAGGCGTGTTTGATTTCGTCGGCTGTCACGTCGAAATGTTCGACGCTGATGTCATACAGGGTAGTCTTGGGTGGTTCGTCGTTTTCATCGAAGCCGTCAGACTTATTCCACGACACAGAGCCGTAATTATACGTGAACGATCCGATTTGCTTTCGGTGTGTGTTGCTCTGCTCGCTGAACAAAGCCCTCGTGATAGTCGTTAAAGCCATCGTTATTCCTTTCATGGTTGGGGGTTTTAGTGTGCAAAACACACAACGGAACAGCGCCACGAAGACGCTGCTCTCTTGTGAGTTCTAAAAGAACAATTCGTTGTTGGCTGGTGCTTCCATCGGCTCGCTGGGTATTTCAAAGCGACCATCGTTTTCCGACAGGGGCTTGCTCACTGCACCAAACAGCTCTTCCAACGTGGCCGACGTCTTGTCGTCAACAACGGTCTCGACATGAGCTGCTACCTCGGCGGCGACTTCCTCACGGTCATCGTCCAGCTTGTTAGCACTGTCGTTGGCAAGTTGCTGCAAGACATCCTGCTGTATGCGATCAAACATGTCGCACTCGTCACTGTCGTTCGTGAACTGGCAAGCAACACGGCACATGCCGCGAGCTGCCCAGTAGATATTCTCACGATAAACAGTGTCATTGTCGTTTTCGTCGATAGCGACGCTCCTGTCCAAAGCGTGCATATCTGTCATCAGGTCGTAAATTTGACCTTCGATGTTCAGAATTATGTTCATATATAAACCTCCTATGAACGATTGTGATACGGGAACCGCATCGGAAAGAGCTGCCGTAACAGCCCTTACCGACAAGGTTCCAACCACGACTTGAGCCGTGGTCAGAACGTCGATGGGATCAGGAGTTGAGGAAGGCCATGAGTTGAGCAGCCATCTCAGCTTTCTTCATCTTCATGAGGCTTGCTTCGGTAACGACAGCTTTAGGAGCTACAGGAGCTACAGGAGCTGTTGGAACACCTTGACGATAGGCTGAGAACTTCAACAGGAGGTCTAACGCTTGTTGAGCAAGTGCCTCGTTTTTGCCGATGGCGATACGGTGCTTTAGGCTCTTGGCGATAGCGTTGCCGACCAAGGGGCCGTGATCCCTGAGAGCATCACGTTCCAAGATGAAAGCATGAACCGCTGGCAAAGACCCAATTCCCATGATCGGATAGTCACCGATTGTTGTCGAGGCTTTGGTTGTACGTTTTGCTTGGTTACAGACTTGGAACATCAGATCGAAAGCTGTCCGACGACCTGACACCTTGATGTCGTTTTCTTTGATAAAATCCATGATGTTGTACCTTTCATAAGTTGTTGGATTGATTGGTGATTTTGCCGGATTGTCGAAACCAACCGGCCACTAACTTCCAACCCAGCCCTTCTTTCAGAAGGGCAAAGGACGACTAGAGAGGTAAGTATTTGTTATGACTGATGGTGAGATAAGTAACCGTATTGAATTGAAGAGATGGGACCAAAGATAGAAACGATACAGCTAGAAGAAGCAGATTTCTCCCTAGATAGGACACTGTTTAGTAATAAATACAACAGCTTAGCTCTACTTGTAGAGCTAAGACTGTCAGGAAGTTCGGCGAAAGGGGGGGTAGACCCCCTTTCGCCGTTTGGTTTCGCGTATACCCATCACCAGCAACCCGAATTTTCGCAGCACAAAATGAAATCAATGTGACGGAAACGAGACATGCCCACATATAGAAAAGAAGTAAGCCCAGTAAAAAGCACAGGCGGTCTTGCGCCTGTAACTCCATTAGAAGTGGATCGCGTCAGGCGTTCTGTTTTAGACGTAGTGCGAAGGCAAATCCCTTCTGTTCGGCTTGTTCTGGACGGTAATAAAAACTGGAACAACCAACAGGTTCGTTTGTTTGGAATGATGCTGAACAAGGTCATGCCAGACTTGCACCATTCTTTTAACGAACACGCCATTGAAAACAAAGCAGCTCACGAGCTGACCTTTGATGAGTTGCAAGCCATAGCAGCACAAGCCAACACCCCTATAGAGGATGAACACGATGTCATTGACGCCACAGGAAGCAGCTCGACGCCTACTATTAATAACGAAAGCAAGGGATAGTTTTCATGGGTTTGTCAAAGCTCTTTACCCAGACTTTACGCTTGCGAGCTTCCAAGAAGAACTCATTGAAACTCTGGACAACCTTGAGAATAACTCACTTGGCTGTAACCGTCTTCTTATTACGATGCCGCCTAGACACGGCAAGTCGTGGTTGGCGTCAACGCTATTCCCGGTTTATTACTTGGCCCGTAAAGCGAACCGCCACGTACTTGCGACGTCTTATAACCAAGACTTAGCCAAGACCTTTGGCCGTCAGACACGAGATCACGCACGCGAACTAATTGTTCCGCAAGCCTTCCCTGACTTTAGCATGTCAGATGAGAGCAAAGCGGTGGACGATTGGCGCACTACACTGGGTGGTGGGTACTACGCCACTGGTCTAGGCGGCTCTACCACTGGTCGCGCAGCCACATTGCTCCTAATAGATGACCCGATCAAAGCCCGTGAAGAGGCTGACAGCGCCACACAGCGCAACAAGACGTGGTCGTACTACATCTCTGCCCTATCCACACGCAAGCAACCAGAGCCAGACGGCACGCCCCCTATAGAAGTCGTGATCCTGACACGCTGGCATCCAGACGACCTAGCTGGCAGGCTAATGGAGACAGAAGATTGGCAAGAAGGCGCATGGAAGCACATAAACTTTCCCGCTATACGTCGCGTAAAAAGTGAAGTGCGCTCATCAGTTGCCTCTTTGCCTAAAGATGACCCTCGTTACATACCACAAGGCAAGCTCAGCACAGTTGGCCCATCTAAGCGTCACTTCTATGAAGAAACAGAAGAAGCATTGTGGGGCGAACGCTTTCCCCTAGAAGACTTACGCAAGCGAGAGCGCCTAGACGCACGCGAATTTGCCAGCCTCTACCAGCAAACACCCTACATCAAAGGCGGTAATCTCATAAAAGCCTCATGGTGGCGCAGAACTACCGACAAGCCTGATTGCAATACGGTCATAATCGCAGCCGACACCGCTTTTAAAAAGACAGAAACTGCCGACTATTCTGTAATGATGGTCATTGGCCTCGACGACTTAAACGACATTCACATCCTCGACGTAGTCCGAGACAAGTACGACTTCCCAGAACTCAAACGTGCGGCCATTACCCTAAACGCCAAGTGGCGGGGGCGCGGCCTGCGCGGTTTATATGTAGAAGACAGGGCTAGTGGTCAGTCGCTTATTCAAGAGCTACGCAGCCAATCTGGTATGTCAGTTCTTCCAGTGAAGGTTGGCAACGACAAGGTCTCTCGTCTTAACGCTGTGCTTCCTTTGATAGAGGGGGGACGAGTTTATTTGCCAGATGAGGCATATTGGCTCGACAGCTTTATGGACGAGGCTCAATCTTTTCCATCAGGCAAACATGACGACCAGATTGACGCCCTTAGTATGGGCTTGGAGGCTGTATCGAAGATGGGTGGACAGGCAAGCGAGATAATGAATGGCCCTATAAATATGGCGTCTTCTCTTTCGGCTCAATTTCAAAAGCACGAAACAAAAGAATGGTGGGCAGCAGACCTAAAGGTCCAGCCTCAATTTAAGGGTTGGGGAGAATTGTAATGCGCTACAAAGACAAGCCTTACTCAGAGGAACAGGATATTGTTGTTGACCTGTCGTCACATACTTCTGCTCTCATGGAGTATCAAGACATCTCTGATATGCTTACTGAGGATCAGGAAACAAAGCTGATCGACTACGTGCGTGCCTGCACCAAGATGTCGCACGAGCGCATTAGGGGCCGACACCAACACTGGCAAGACGCAGACCGCGCTCACGACGTATGGGTTCCAGCAGACAGTACCAAGTTCAGAGAGAAGGCTGTGGTCGCAGACACACGCGCTATCAGCGACACAGTCCTTACATACCTCATGGCCGCTCTCACAGGCCGCAACCCAATGTTCCAGCTTGAAGGCCTCAACCGCAAGTCTCGCAAGTCGTCACAAATACTAGAGCGCCTATTACACCAGCACATGAGACGTACAGCAGGCGAGGCACGCCTAGCCCAGATGCTACTAGACAGCATCCGTTACGGGTTTGCCCCAACCAAATGCGTATGGAACCCCAACACCAAGACTAATGATATTGTAAACTTTGACCCTCGTCGTTGTTTTCCTGACCCACGGGTAAGCTGGGGCGAATGGGATCGTATGCAATTCATTGTATTTACGGATCACATGTCTACGTCTGCTTTGCTTGGCAGCAACTTATACCCGAAAGTCTCCAAGTACCCCGGCCTAAGACGTAAGGAAGTAGGTCGAAACTCATGGGACGCGCACGGTTGGTTCCGCGAAGAGGGTCGCGGCCTCTCTATCAATCCTGATGATCCTCGTGGCCAAGAGAACGGCTACCATTTTACGCTTGAGGACAGCCGTATAGTAGACGAAGCATGGGTACGGTTTAACGGTTACGAGATTGGCATACCCAGCATCGACCAGATATGGATGCTTGTCACAGTTCTGGACGAAGGGGCTGTTATAAACTGCCGACTTAACCCTTACGGACGCCAGTTCCCTGTCGTAATTGGCGGTTTGTACCACGACAGCCACAAGACTTATGGTCAATCCCTATACGATCTGCTGCTTCCTTTGCACGACATAAGCACATGGCTGCTTCGCAGTCGCATAGACAACGTCCAAGCAGCCTTAAACAACTTAATATTCGTTGATCCTACCTCAGTATCTGTTCCAGACCTCATAGACCGCAACCCGTGGGGTTTAGTTCGCACACTTCCCGGCACAAAACCCGGCGATGGCGTATTCATAGCCGAAATACCTGATGTAACTAGGGGCCACTGGAACGACATAGGGGCTATGTCTGACCTCAAACAGCGTGTGTCTGCCGCCAGTGATGCCCAGCAGGGCGTACCAACAGCAGATGGCATACGATCTGCCACAGAAATACAGCGATTAACGCAGCTTGGCTCACAAAGGCTGGGGGTTATTGCCCGTATTATGTCTTCGACAACAGTACGCCCCTTGGTCCGTATGATGGTGAGTAACTTGCAAGACGCGCTCGACTATGAGGGTTCGCTTCGGATCATGGGTACGGACAGCCCCGGTGAACTGTCCAGTATGATTAAAGATGACTACGTTGATTTCGACATATCCATGCTGCAAGGGGACGTAGACTACCTCATAGTCGATGGAACTCTCCCGATAGAACCCACCCGCTCTGCTGAGACTTGGATGAACATGCTCCAAGTGATGAACCAGACTGGGTTAAACATGGAATACAAGATGGGCAAGATAGCTGAAGAGGCTGTCCGATCTATGGGCGTGTCTGACTTAGACCAGTTTAAGATTAGTGAAAAAGAAGCGGCTCAAGGCATGACCCCTTCTCAAGAGATGATGCAGATGGAGCGTATGCGCGGAGCCAGCGTAATGCCTGCCGACCAGATGCAGCAAGAAATCCAAGCTGGCAATCTCAAGCGCCAAGGAGAGTAAGATGACTAAACCAACAGCCGCCAGCATTGAAGCCTCAACCAAGCTGACAGGCTTGCAACGTCAGTACATCAAGGCAGTCGCAGAGGAAGCAGCTAGGGCTGCTGTCGCAACGGTGCGCGACGACCTTATCAAACTTTTCAATATGAACGACCAGTACAATCAAATCGACTTAAACAGTCGCCTCTCGCACTTAGAGGGCCGCTACAAAGAAGACGACAAGTTTGCTCTGACAAAACCCAAACTCATAAATTTAATGAAAAAGTTGGGGATGGAAGAGTGAGGACGACTTGTCGCCTTAACCCAATTAAAATGCGCTTAGACATAGGTAAGATATAACATGGCGTTTACGAAACCAACCGGCGAACAGATCAGCTTCCGCTCCTCCAAGACTGGAACCCACAATCTCGACACCTACCTAGAGGCTTGCGAGAAAGGCACTGTTTCGCTTCCTGCAATGCTGGACGAGCTATTTGGCTCAACAGGAGAACTGAACCCTAACGCGATTGGGTTCCGCGTCTCTACCAGTTCTGGCACTCCAATCTTTCAGGCTCGCTTTGGCACTTTCACCGACGCTACGTCTGGCTGGTTTAATACTGACCAGAGCTTTTTTCATTGGCGTGGAGACTACGCGGCTAGCACAGCCTACAAGTTGCTCGACATGGTTCGCCTTCCGACGAACGAAAGCATTTATATTTGCACCGTCGCGCATACGTCGACTGGCACGCTCGACACCAGCAAGTTCCAAGAGTTCTTTGACGGAGCAAACGTCACCGCAGTTGTCGGCTCTCTCTCAAACATCAACTCGGTGGCGGCAAATCAAACCAATATTAACTCGCTCGCTACGGCTCTTGGCACTATCACCACATACGCGGTAACGGTGGCCTCTGTAGGGGGCAGCAACAAGTATCACCTTGATGGGACGACGGCTCCAACGCTTAGTTTTTTCCGTGGCAACACCTACACTTTTGATCTGTCTGACAGTTCCAACGCGGGGCATCCATTAGCTTTCAAAGACGG